TCACCCTTTACTCTTAGTCCTCTAGTTTTAAAGCCCCCCGGAAGATTACTGAGAGTCCCTGCATCAACCAACTGACGAAGGATCGAAGTAGAAGACTTGGCAAAGGCACCAATAAGATGAATAAGCCCAAAGCAATAAAAGCCAAAACCCGGAACATAGCCATAGTGAACAAAATGATTGCGTTTTTTAGAAGATTCATCGTCAGGGTCCCAATTTCTACGAATTGATAGGATTGTGTTTGTGCCTTTTTCGATAGTAACCACGTACGGCAACGCTATATCAGTTTGCTTTCCTTCATGATCTTCGTGCTCAAAACCTTCAAGATTAATCTCAACATGCATTTCTAACAGTTTAAACCGATCATCCGTTGACGCTCTAAACCCAAGCTTATCAGCTATCTTCTTCTCAATATCATCCATAGTATTGGAAGGTTCACCCAAATCTACATCTCTATAAAAGCCTTCATACTGCAGTCTGCGTATTTCATTCTCAGTCTTACGCATTATATGAGTTACACGTTCTGCACTCTGTAAATCAGCTGCACCATAAGGAACAACGATGTCTTCAGCAGGTACGTACATAGCAACTTGACGACCTAAGTACGGATCATAGTATACTTTCTTAAAGGCGTTACCAGCTAAGCCTAGGCCCCATAACATGCGCTCATGCTCTGGTCTGTATTCAGTCATCACATCGGTAAGCTGATAGTTCATGTCGTCTTGAACACGCTGTGAGGCTTCTTTCTTCTCTTCTGTTTCCTTACCTATGATCTGTGTTTTAACTGGACCAGACGCAGGGAACGTTGCAGTTATAGTTTCTGCTTGGAACTTAATAACAGCCTCAGTTAATAGTGGATGATACACACCACATGCACCTTCCCAAGGCTCTGAGCGATCTTCCATTTTAAGACCTAGTAACTCTAACCCATCAACATAAGTTTGAACCCAATCTTTCCTAGCGCTTACATCAGACTCAAAGTCATTAATAAGATCAGATGCAAGTGATTGTAGAGCCGACTCATCCATCTCTTCAGCCAAGTTAGCATTAAACTTCTCCTCATCAACTTCTTTTTGTATTTTAAGAATCTCTTGTTCACCTAAGCTGATTGTTACTGACTCAGGGTCTTCAATCTCAATCTCTAACGGTTCTTGATCTTCTTCTATAGGTATAGCATCTATGCCCATCGGGGCCGGGTTCACACTTTTGTCTATCATTTTGTTTCCTTAATTATATTTTAAAACTCACAACACAGCCTATTAAGCTAACTTGATCATACATTTTAATTGCTTGTTCTGTTGTTGGCGGCTCTGCCATAGGTTCACTTCTTACATGCGCCAACGCCCTTTCAATAGTTAATCGCTGTCTTTTAAGTTGGGTGCGTGTTTGAAAATAACTTTTTATCTTTTCAATTAGCCACATTTTGTTTCCTTAATTAATAATAAGCAACGCGCCTAGAGCGTCCTCTAAACTCGGGTTCTTCATCGGGTTTATCAAGATTAGTCGTTAAAAACCCGCCTTTACGAAACCTAGCCATAGCCATTGATACGGTATCTACATAATCATCGTGCTGCCCTGCTGGGAACGCAGCTACTTCTTCTACTACCTCATCAGCCCAGCGGGTATTAGGCACCCATACTCTACCAGATGCAAATAAATCAGCAACTGAATTAAGTCTTGATATCTTATCGTTACCTCGTGTAGGGGTAAACTCTCCTACTGGTATGCCCATAGCTCTTAACTCATATATAAGTGGGGCCCCTGAAGCTTTCTTCTCTATTATAATACTATCAGGCTCCCAGTACTTATAGTCGTCTAACACAACTTGTTTTAACTCAGGGAACTCATACCGCCCACGCTTAGCATCTAGCAGTATTAAGTTCGCTTGTGGCATACCGTTAGCATCATCCTTATAAAACACTCCCCACGTAGTACATGCAGAGTAATCCGCTCTCTGGCTCTTCTCGAACGCTGTATCCCAAGTCTGTAGCACAAATGTTGTCTGTGGAGGTGTCTCACTCTCCCATCTCTGCCACCACTCTCTCTTTATTATCGCCCCTTCTTCAGATGTGGGGTTCTGTTGGTACTGAGCTTGCCACTTGGACACATCAATCGCATCTCTAGTGGCTTCTAACTCCTCAATGCTCCAAAACTCAGGCCATAGTGGCTTGCCACTGGGCAATACCGCAGGTAACTCAACAACCCTCCAATCCTCATTACCTCTCTGCGCTGCCGCTTCAACTACTTGTCCCGTAAGGTCTCTTTTCGACCATCTGGTTTGGACGATAATAATTGCACCCCCCGGTTGTAGTCGCTGTCTTGGGCCTGATGTGTACCACTCATAGACCTTATCGTACACTTCGGGGTTACTTGCAGCCATAGCTGCCTCTTGTTCTGAGTGCGGATCGTCAATTATGAGTATATCTGCACCTTTCCCTGTTACAGCACCCCCTACCCCGATAGCAAAGTAGTCCCCACCTGCACTTGTGTTCCATCGTCCAGCTGCTTTTGAGTCAGTTTGTAGGCCTACCCCCGGAAATATCTCTTGGTACGCAGGAGAACCCACTAAGTTACGCACTTTACGTCCAAACCCTACCGCTAGTTCTGCAGTGTGTGAGCATTGGATGATCTTTTTGTCTGGAAACCGCCCTAAAAACCAAGCTGGTAGTAGATAAGATGCAAACTCTGACTTTGTGTGTCTTGGTCCTAGGTTAATTATCAGTCTTTTGCACTCACCATTAACTACCTTCTCAAACTCCTGTGCAATTCGTGCATGATGCCTACCATATATAAAGCCGGGCCACACAGATTGCACAAAGGCTAAGAACTTTACTTGAGACAGGTCCCGATTTTTACGTTTAGTCAGCTCGCCTATTAGCTTCGCTAGTTGTTCTTTTTCTGCATGGGAGAGTTTGTCAAGTTGGGCTTTCATTCGTACGCTTCTTCTCCTCGCAGTTCCTCGTCTGTTATCTCCTCATAGTCTGCATCTATCGTTGTTATGTTCCCTAGAGAGTATGTATTTAAGAGGGATGATAGTTCTCCTTCTAGGTCTTTAGTGGATTTATCTACAGTGGACATTTCTATCTTGGTACTGAACAGCCCTATCTCAGTAACCTTACCTAGCATCTCAAGGGCTTTTATAGATAGTCTGGGGTCATCGTTTTCAGCTAGTTCAAACATTTTAAAGATGAGATATTGTCGCATCTTGTTTGTAGCATTGGGGAGGTTGTAGTCAAACCGCTTTAAGAGTTTCTCAAGGGCTTTAGCAGCGCCGGATGTGGTAGGTGCAAGAGGGGCGTCTGGCTGATCTAAAAAAATACGTAGCGCTTCGTTCTTTTCTTGTTGAGTAGATTCTGGTATAGCTGCACCATTCTCTCTTAGGAAGTCATCGTTGGCAAAAGCTGTCTTCGCACGGAAGTGCGCCTCATACGGGTCTTCAGTAAAAAAAGGGTGGTCGAATACCCCTAAGTCTTCAGTAGTTATCTGCATGTAATATGTTTGCTGTGGAAGGCAATAAGGTTGGAGCTTAGCAGACCTTTATATTTTTTGCAAAATATAATTTTTAAGGGGGTTAAAGTTTTTTAGGGTGGGGGGTTTTCTGGAGAAAATTGATAAGCTGTGTACAGCTTATCAAAAAAAGATTTGGGTGTCAATAAATATATTAAATTTTTTAGGCCTTGATTCTATTTGGGGTGGGGTGTTTCTAAAATTTTAGGATTGTTTGAGCATATTACTATGTATAAGGAAGGGACTCCTTTATAAAAAAACGGGGTGGTGGGGGCTGGATTTACCTAGAATAGCGTTAAAAATCAATGACATACAGCGTACAACGCGCGCGCCCGCTTCTTTATACCTAGAACTTTTACTGTTAAGGCTTGACAAGTAATGACAATGGTGCGATACTATAGGTTAGTTGATTAGCAACCAACTACCGCAGGTTATACGTTGTATAACTTAACTCAATACTTTTTAGGAATACAGACATGATGTTTAGCCCACTAATTTATAACTCCTTAGATGCTTTGATAGAAGCATCTATTATGGGTGCCCATTCAGACACCACCACCATCGACGGCGTAGCCATTTTTGGCTGGTTCGACGGGAAACCGTATGCAGAACGGCTCGTTTTTTGTGCAATTTCAGAGGCTACCTACACGGTAGCTGGAGATTGTATAACTGAGTAAAAAACTAAAGGGTTATATTAATTTATAACCCTTTTTTTTAGCTTTAAATTTACTGCCTTAACAAGTTATACGTTGTATAACTTAACTCAATACTTTTTAGGAATACAGACATGAACTCAAAATTAAACGCTGTTAATCTAGTTATTAACCTTTTTTTGGCTATTGATAGCCATCAACTAGCGGTTGATAATACAACCATCACATTCAATAGCCGTGAAGCGGCACTGAAAGCTATCCGCGACGCTGGATATACTAGCGTTCAAGATGGTCGCAAAAAAACAGCACCAGAAAAAACCGAAGTCCCCAATGGTGCTTATTTAGTAGGTTTTTTTAATACTAGGTTTTTAAACATGGTGAAAGCGCGCTGGCTTGTTGATGATGAAGCCGCGAAAGCTATGAAAGTCGAAACAATGCCTTTTATAGAACCTACAAAAGAACAACTCGCCGCTGATTGCAAGCAACAAATAAGCGCGCTTAATTACTATTTAAGAGAGGGTAAGTTCACAACAAACGCAGGTAGAGATAAGGCAAAAAATGAGTTACTAGAGACGGCTAAAGTTATACACGCCGCCGAACGTAAAGCCGAAGCAGAAGAGAAGAAAGCCGCCGAAGCGAAAGCCGCACTACTGGCACTAGCAAAACGTGAAGCGGAAGCGAAAGCTGCCGAAGCCGAACGTAAAGCCGAAGCCGAAGCTGCGAAAGCTGAAGCCGAAGCCGAAGCCGCGCTATTAGCGCAACAACAAGCCGAAGCACTCGAAGCCGCAAAAGCCGCCGCCATATGGTCGCAAAAAAACAGCACCAATAAAAAACCTAGCGCCGCCGCGCTTAAATTAGTCGCTAAACTTGAAGCTCAAGCCAAAGCCGCCGAAGCAAAAGCCGCCGCGCTTATAGTTGCTAACAAGAAAGCCGAAGCACTAGCTAAAGCGGAAGCGGAAGCAATGGCGGCGGCTACACTAGCGGCGGCTACTGATGCAATAAAAGCAAACAAGGAAGCCGAAGCCACCGCCGCCGAAGTTAAAAGGTTACAAGCCGAAGCCGCGAAAGCTGCCGACAAAAAAACCAAAGTAGTTGATGCAAAACAGCTTGAAGATAATTTTTATAAAAGCATTATAAGCCAATTATCTGAAGATGGGATAGAGAGTTTAATAAACCGCTTAACAATGTTTCTTGATCTTAACTAAGTTAGACACTGTATAACCTACTATACCAGCCCCTGAGAACTCAGGGGCTTTTTTTTGCCTAAAATTTACCACCTTATGGGTGGTTTTTTTGTATCTGGATTTTATTTAGATGCC